AAGGTTTGTATTTAGGTTTTCCTAACTTAGACAAACATTACAACATGATGCTTGGAACGTGTACAGATTGGACAGGATTTCCTATGAGTGGAAAAACTCAAGTGCTTATGGAGATGTTAATGAATACGTCTTTATTTTACCATTGGAAACACTTAGTATATTTTCCTGACGTTGGTAACTCAATCGAAGTGATTGCAGATTTAATCCACAAAAAGACGAAAAAGAGTTTCGACCCTACAAAACCAAATGTAATAACTGACAATGAAATAGCAAGAGCTGGAATGTGGGTAACGAATTACTTTCGTATCTTAACCAAAAAAGATGTAAGGGCAAAGATGACACCGTTCCAATTTTGGGACTATGCAGTTGAACTTAAAAAAAGCGAAGGATTGCACACCGCTTCTATTGACAGTTGGAAAGATTTAAACCATGATTACAAAGAGTTTGGCGGTTATGCTACCTATTTAGAAGCTGTTTTACCTTACAGAAACATGATAGCTGAAGAACATCAACTACATTTGCATACAATTATACACCCGAAACTTACAGAAAAGGAAAACGGAAAACGAAACCCGCCAACTCCTTACGATTTAAAAGGGGGTTCTGAGTGGTTTAATAGTGGAAAATGTATGATTACAGTACACCGCCCAGACGTTTTAAATAATTTGTGTGAGATATACGTTAATAAAGTAAAACCACGTGCGTGTGGTGTGGTTGGAAATACTACTTTGCAGTTTGACATTAACACTTTGACGTATTATAATTTAGATGAGATGAATCCGAATGTAAAAGTATATGCAGAACCTAAGCAAAAAGAAACAGTCATAAACACGAAGCCAACGAGTAAGGCAATAGAAGATTTTAATAACAGTTTACCTTTTTAACGATGAATGAACTTGACGTATTAATCAGAAAAGCACAACTATCTACAGTTTTGCACCGTGTTAAATTTGCACTTGACGACTTAGAGCAGAAAGCACCACATAAACACGAACTAATAAAGTCACAAAAAGAAAGCGTTAACGACCTTTTAGATGTACAGGAATTAGTTTATCATTTAGTAGATGAGAATAAAACGTATCGACTTAGAAACATAAGTCTTGAAAAAGCATTAATTTTGAATGAAGTCGAAATTCAAAAGATGCGTGATGAAGTAGAATCTATAAAACAATTGCTATGACACCACTAAACGAAGTAATGTTTCAGCTACAAAAACACGAACTTAACCGTGATTTAACGCTACATAAAGGTTGTTACATACCAAACATTAAGAACACAGTAGAAAGTCTGTTAAACGTTCTAAAATCGCAAAAAGGAAATAGAGCTTATTTACCTTACTACTTTACGATTGTAAACATTTTAAATAAATTGAATGATGAAAACAAATTACGACCGTAACTGTAAAGAATGTAACGCTACTTTTGTGCCTTATAAGACTACAGACCGACTTTGTTATGTTTGTACTAAGACAAAACTCGCTTTAAAGAACCTCGAAAAGATTAAAAAAGAAAAAGTTAAGAAACAAAAGGAAGATTTACTTACACTTCAGGACTATTTAAAGTTAGCACAACAAGTATTCAACAAGTGGATTAGATTACGTGACAAAGGATTACCTTGCATAAGTTGTCAAAAACCTCCTAAAAAACAAAATGCAGGACATTTCTACTCCCAAGGCGGTCATTCAAATGTAAGGTTTGATGAAATGAATGTACACTTACAATGTGAGCATTGCAATAGCTTTTTAAGTGGCAACCTAATTGAGTACGGAAATAATCTAATTAAGCGAATCGGAAAAGATGAATTTGAATTATTACGTAACCGTGCCTATGAAACTCGCAAATGGTCAAAAGACGAATTAAAAAAGTTAATAGCTGAATATAAACTAAAAATAAAAGAACATGAAAGTAATACTTGAATTTGAAGACCAAGACGAAGCGATGACTGCATTAAATGCTGGGTATTGGAAGTTAGTAGTTTGGAACTTAGACCAAAGTTTAAGACATACAATTAAACATTCAGATAAAGAAGAACCTGAATATGAAAAAGTACGTCATGTGTTGCATGAATTTTTAAATGATTACAATTTAATTTTAGAATAAATAAAAAAATATTTAAAAAAGTATTGTGTATTAAAATTAATGTATTATATTTGTCAAAACAAACAAACAAACAAATAACGATGAAAAAAGAAGAATTACAACAAGTACTTGAACTACATTTAAAGTGGTTAAGAGATGAGCAAGTCGGAATCCGTGCTAACTTAAGCGGTGATGACTTAAACGGTGCGGACTTAATCGATGCTAACTTAAGCAATGCTAACTTAAGCAATGCTAACTTAAGCGATGCTAACTTAATCGGTGCTAACTTAAGGGGTGCTAACTTAAGCAATGCTAACTTAATCGGTGCGGACTTAAACGGTGCTAACTTAATCGGTGCTAACTTAAGCAATGCTAACTTAAGCAATGCTAACTTAAGCGATGCTAACTTAATGGGTGCTAACTTAAGGGGTGCTAACTTAAGCAATGCTAACTTAATCGGTGCGGACTTAAGCAATGCTAACTTAAGGGGTGCTGACTTAAGCGGTGCTAACTTAAGCAATGCTAACTTAATCGGTGCGGACTTAAGCAATGCTAACTTAAACGATGCTATTAAAGTCCAAATCTATTGCAGATGGACACATGGGATTACAAAAGGTAATTTAATACATATTGGTTGTGAAAAAAGAACAATTGAAGAATGGGATTTATTTTTTGCAAGTGAGGAGGTATTAACAACACAACGAGACACACAAGATTTTAAACAAATACAAGCAGTTTACGAAGCATATAAGGCTTATCTAACATTTTTAAACAAATAACGATGAATTTATTAAAATTACAAGCAGAGTTAAAGTGTCCTAAAGGGTCATTTAATTCATTTGGTAAGTACAAGTACAGAAGCGCAGAGCAAATACTTGAATCATTGAAACCATTATTACAAAAACACGAATTAGAATTAGTCTTATCAGATGACATAGTTCAAGTAGGTAGTAAGCTATTTTTAAAAGCAACTGCTGCTTTAAGGAGTGGAACTAAAGTAATTGAAGTTAACGGTTTTGCTGAGTTAGGAGAACACAAAGGAATGTCATCGGAGCAATGTACAGGCACAGCGTCAAGTTACGCACGTAAGTATGCGTTAAATGGTTTGTTCTTAATTGATGAAACGGAAAGCGACCCTGATTCAAAAGATAACAGCCAAGTAAAACACGAACCTAAGAAGCAACCTATTAATGATGAGCGTTTTGTTAAGGCATTACAAGCAATCAAAGAGGGCAAAGCTAAGAAAGACGATTTATTAAAATTCGAGTTAACACCCGAGCAAAAAGCAATGTTATGATAGTACGTTGTTCAAGTTTAGGTAAATTAATGACAGAGCCTCGTTCAAAAAGCGAGGTTCTAAGTCAGACCGCAAAGAGTTACATTGAAGATTTATTCAATGAATTAGAGTTTGGCTACCGTAAAGAGTTTAGTTCACGATATACCGACAAAGGTTTAGAAATGGAGGACGAGGCTATTCAGTTTGCAAGTGAGCAATTCGATTGGGAGTTTGTAGTTAAAAACACGGAACGTTTTACAAATGATTACATAACAGGCGAACCTGACATAAACACGGATAACTTATTAGCAGATATTAAGTGCAGTTGGTCATTAGATACTTATCCTATGTTTGAAGCTGAAATGAAAAATAAGGATTACTATTGGCAGTTGCAAGGTTATATGTGGCTTACTGGTAAGACTGAAGCTGAATTGGTTTATTGTTTAATGAACACACCACTACAAATAGTTGAGGACGAAGTAAGACGTGCGCACTGGAAAGCGGGACTAATTGACGAGGATATTGATTTGAGACACGAAGTGCAATTGAAACACAACTACGATAACATACCAAGTAAACTACGTGTAAAACGTTACATCGTTGAACGTGACGAAAAAGCAATTGAAAAGATAATTGATAAAGTAGAAATAGCAAGAGAGTATTATAAAATGTTAAAAGCCTTAATTTAAACCATAATTAAGTTTAAAGTGTGAGACCCCTACAAGTAAAATGTCCCTAGCTTTTACTAAAAAATGTAGGGGTTTTTAAAAAGTAACAATTTAAAAACAAATACAATGAAAACACCCGAAATTATTATAATTATTTTATGGTCAATTTCTTTAATGTATAATTCAAGTTTACATGGAAAAGAAAGAACAGGAAAACACAACATTTTTTCAACACTATTTGCATTCGGTATAATGTTATCGTTGTTAATGTGGGCAGGATTATTTAGTAACAATTAAAAAACAAATACAATGGAGTACGACAACACAAACGCTGGAGCAATTTTCAAGAATGAAACTGCAACAGGAAACCAACCAACCTACAGAGGAAAAATCAATGTAGACGGTGTAGACAAACAGATAGCAATGTGGGTAAAACAAACAAAAGACGGAAAACCTTTCTTTTCTGTTAAGATTTCAGAGCCTTATCAAGCTGAAATAACTCAAGCACCAAAGCCACAACAAAAAGACGAAGTTGATGATTTACCTTTTAACTAAGAGTTATAGTATCTCGCAATAAAAACTAAATTTACCATTTTAATTTTGGAAACTACCATTTTAATTGTTATATTTGAAGTATGAAAAAAATATGTTTTAAATGTAATGTTGAGAAGGTAGTTTCTGAATTTTACAAGCACAGCGCAATGAGTGATGGTCACTTAAATAAATGTAAAGAGTGTACTAAGAAAGATACTAAAGAAAGATTTGAAGTATTAAAATTAGATGCTAATTATGTTGAAAAAGAAAAACAAAGAAATAGAGAAAAGTACCATAGACTAAATTACAGGTTGTTACATAAGCCAACAAAAGAATCAAAAAAAATCATTACTAATAATTACGAATTAAAATATCCTGAAAAGAAAGCGTGTAGAAATAAATCAGCTAAACTCCCAAAAAGAAAAGGTTATAATTTACATCATTGGAATTACAATATTAATTTCGCTTTAGATGTGATTGAATTAACTACTGAAGACCATTATTTTTTACATAGACATATTATTTATGACCAAGAAAGAATGATGTATCGAGGTTTAGATGGGATATTGTTAGACACAAAAGAAAGGCACATTGAATATTTTAACAAATTAAAACATGAAAGCGATTGATGCAATAATAAACATTGAGGAGATAACACGTAAAGCGATGCAAGTTCACTTTGAAAACACGTGCGAAAGTCCGAGAGCATTTTGCCAACGTAGTAAGTTACAACAAGGACAGCTCAACAAGTTTTTAAGACATGAGGGCGGTCTAAACACGGAAACTTTACAGCGAATAGGTAAGGCACTTAATAACATAAAATGGAAGCACTCTTAACGGGGTGCTTTTTTAAAACTTCAAACGATGAAAGCAAGTAATTTAATAAAAGAATTGATACAAGATTTAATGAAAGATATTATAATCTTGAATACTGAAATAAGTAAGCTGCAGGAAAAAAATAGGGAATTAGAAAAAACTAATTTTGATTTGCAACGAGAGTTAAATTTTGAAAAGAATACAATTACTGAATTATAAAACTTAAAAACATGACAGGATTTGAAAATTATTTAATTAACAATGGATATATTCGTTTTGCACTTGATGTAAAAACAATGAAGTATTATAAGCCAAGTGAGTATATTGTTTCTACAATGTCAAACTTATTCCATAGCTACATACATAAAGACGATTTAAACTTATTGAGCAAAATAGAATTAGGTTTATCAGTTCGTAATGGTATAACTGCAGAGGACAGAAAGATGGAGATAACATACGGTTTAAATGAAGTAGGTAAACACCCAACATTAATAAATCCAAGACCACGAATAAAAGTAAGAAGATTTAGAACTTATGATAATGTAGAACGTGTAGTAATTGAAAACGAAATACATGATGATTCAATGAACATAGTACTGCAGCAAGTAGACTATAAAGAAATATACAACGCAATGTATAATAGAATAATTTGCTTTGAATACGATTTAACAAATAGCCAAGTATAACTACTTGGTTTTTTTATTTAAAAATAGTTGTATATTTACAAAAAAATTATATATGTATGGATTCAAAATGGCTTAACATAGTAGCCAAGCATCACAAAGAATACGTTTTAATGGTTAAATCATTTGGTGAGCGGGTATATTATGAAGATATAGTGCAGGAAATGTACTTACGTATTTTGAAATACACAACACCTGAGGCTATAATCAAAGACGGTAAAGTGAGCAAAGCCTACATATATTTAGTTTTAAAATCTATCTTCCTAACTTACGTGCGTACTAAATCAAAGATTGACAAAGTTAGTCTTGATGAAATGGGGCATTTAAGATATGAGGAAATAGATAATGAATACCACGCTAACCAAACACGAATTGACGAAGCTATACAAAACGAAATGAACAACTGGGAATGGTACGATAAAAGACTATTTGAAGTTTACATATCAGATGATAAAAGCATGAGACAATTAGCAAAGGAAACAGGTATTAGTGTTACATCTATATTTAACACAATTAAAATCTGTAAAAACAAACTACGAAACACAATAGACGAAAATGAGTTTTATTAATATACTTAAATGTTTAGAGGAAGCATTACAAAAGAAAGCAGAAAGCAATAAGGAACTTTGGTTACAATACGAACGTTTAAATGATTACAACGCTCAACTGCTAAAAGAAAACGAACAATTAAGAATAGATTTAAAAGAACTATCAATAAATTTCATAACATGGAAAAGCAAACAAGAAAAAGACGGACAAAAAAAGAAATAGAAGCATCAAAAGGATTAGGTGATACAGTAGAGAAAGTACTACACAAAACAGGTATAGATAAATTAGCTAAATTCGTATTAGGAGAAGATTGCGGGTGCGATAAAAGAAAGGAATATCTAAATAAGATGTTTCCTTATAACAAACCTAATTGCCTACTTGAAAACGAATACGAATATTTAAAAGACTTTTTTAGCGTACAACGTAACGAAATAAAACCAAGCCAACAAGATAAACTATTACCAATCTACGCAAGAGTGTTTAACGTAAGACCAGAGCCAACAAGTTGTGATAGTTGCTGGAGGGAAATGATAAGTAAATTAAAAAGAGTTTACGAAAATTATAATGTTGATTAACCAAAAAAAAATCAATGGCAAATAGAGGAGGAGCAAGACCTAATTCAGGTCGTAAACCAAAAGATGAGGAAAACAGAATAAGTGAATTAATGAAGCCTTATTCAATTGATGCGGTTCAATGTTTAGCAAAGATAGTTATAAATGAAAAGTCAAAGGATGCTGATAGAATTAGTGCAAGTAAATTAATACTCGCATATACTTATGGTAATCCAAAAGATACTATTGAGCAAACAACAACATTAAGCAACTTTGATATAAAAGAGTTATTCAGTTTTGATTCAAATAAATAATAAATATAATTTACTCGGAAGCGATAGCAGATATTTTATTGTTACGGGCGGGCGTGGTAGTTCTAAATCATTTAGCGTTACCACGTTTTTACTTTTACTTACAAATGAGAGCAATCACGTTATTTTATTTACTCGTTACACTTTGGTTTCAGCAAGTATATCAATCATTCCAGAATTTATTGAAAAGATAGAGTTAATGGGTTTAGAGTCTGAGTTTGTTATTACTAAAGATGAGATAATCAACAAAAACACGAACTCAAAGATTATATTTAAAGGAATCAAAACAAGTAGTGGAACACAAACGGCAAACCTTAAATCTTTACAGGGTGTTACTACATGGGTACTTGATGAGGCAGAGGAGTTAACAGACGAGGATGTGTTTGATAAGATTGATTTATCTATTAGGCATAAGACAAAACAAAATCGTGTTATCTTAATACTCAATCCAACGACAAAAGAACATTTCATTTATAATAAGTTCTTTGAATCAAAAGGAATAGAAGCGGGAAGCACTTTAGTTAATGGAGATTGTACTTACATTCACACAACGTATTTAGACAACATTAAAAACCTTTCACCTTCATTCCTTAATCAAGTTGAATACATCAAACAACGTAGACCAGAAAAGTACAAGCATACTATTTTAGGAGGTTGGTTAGATAAAGCTGAGGGGGTTATATTTAACAATTGGACAATAGGTGAGTTTGTTGAAGCATCACCAAGCGTGTACGGTCAAGATTTTGGATTCTCAAACGACCCTACTACACTTGTACAAACATCTGTTGATAAGACGAACAAGAAAATATACCTAAAGCTACATCTTTACCAAGCAGGGTTAATAACATCGGAGATTATAAACATAAACAAACGAATAGCTAGTAACAGTTTAATAGTAGCTGATTCAGCAGAACCACGTCTGATTAGAGAAATTAAACTATCAGGTGTTAACATTATTGAAGCAGTCAAAGGGCAAGGTAGCGTAACGCATGGTATTAGCTTACTACA